GTACTTGTCAGTACACGGCCGTCCACCTGCGCTTTATTTTAACGGAGCGCGGGACAACCGTTTCCGATGGTGTATCGCCACCTCCCATGACAACGTCACGGAGGAGACGATTCCAACTGTCGAGTCTAGTCACAACCTTCCCACTTTTGAAAGTAGAAAGGAGAAACTCAACCCGCTGGAGTGACTGCTTCACTCGATGCTTAAAGCCAGAAGCTATATTACGTGCTTCCGCTTCGATAGCATCAAGTAAGTGAATACATGGATAAGCTGCTAACTTCGTACCATATGGCAACTTGCCATAGGTTCTGGTTATATGCTTTTCCAAGTATTCCAACACGGCTCCCGTGTAGCCCTCAGATGCTAGATTATTCCTGAGAGCCACATAGGACGCGAAGGCAGTCGCATCAGAACTCTTCCCCGTCCATGGAGCCTTACATCGTATGGGCGTGACTTGGACACCCCTAAAGGCGTCCATCCCACACGATTCTCGAAAAGGCCCATGGATACAAGACTTGGATTTGTTGACAAGTAGTCCAACACTCTCCAAGGCTTGCATGCAAAAGTCTGCATCTTCTGTGGCGACAATTATGTCATCGCCATAGACGAAAACAGACTTCGCCGATTTACTCGGTGAAACTCGGTCCCTTCTAGCAAGGGATGCTACGATTATCGCCCAAAAGCAAAACGCTTCTACGGGAAAGCATAAAGCTGATCCCATAGGCGCAAACTTTTTAAGCGGTAAGACTCTCCCAGACGGGAGCGTCGTAGCAGAGCTGCGTGTAGCCTCCAAAGCTCGAAGTAGTTCAGGGCAGTGTTTAAAAACTGCTCGAACCAAATCGAGGGAGACACGGTCCGAAGCTTCCTTGAGATCAAGAGTCGCATACTTTAAAGTCTTGGAAGACTCTAAGGCTATGCTTCTATTGACCTCTTGGTTAGTGAAGTTAACATGCCCTTTAGTCATCCAGAAGGATTCTAAATGGCACATTATCTTCCGTCCAAGACCCTGCTGAATCCACTGGTATTCCAGCGGCTCACAGGATATCAAACGCGGACCACGCGAGTCTTTTGGAACCAGTACAACCTTGGCGACCCCGGTTTCCCGGCGTTCCAAGGACTTGTACCACTCCAATCGATCTATCAGCTCACGAGCACCCCCTACAATGAAATATTCATAGTAGGGGTACACCTGGTGGATTTCGTTGTAGAGGCGGGAGAAATCCCACTTCTCATCGAGGTGTTCACCAGTTGCCACCGCCCCGGGACCGTGTCTTGGCACAATGTCTTTTGGGTCAAACCCAGCGAAGACATCTCGAGTGATGTAGGAAGCAGCGGCGACCATGTCGCCAACGGTTCCACCAAGCTCGAGCTCGAGCTCGCCTTCAGTCCGCACAAAAGCTTCTACGACAGAAGTCTCTTGCTCGCGAGTGTAGGGCAGTTCGAGTTTGTACAAGAAGAAGCAGACTTGACGCAGAAATTTTACTGCGACTATGTCTGCATCGTCCCGGAGTGTTCCAGTAGCGTTGAATACTCTTTTAAAGTACGCCTGCAAAAAAGCAGGTATACCACGGTTCTTCGAGGAGCGTTTGAACTCCCTTGGAACCGAGAGCTGAGTATTCAGCATTCCTTGATCTAACGCCTTTCCCAACTTGGGTAGGCACTTGGTCAGGAATGCCAGTCCCTCTGCAGAACATCGAGATTGTAAAGTCTCGATGTCCCGCTCGGAAGACTTAACGTTTGTGGAATAATACGGACCGCTACGGATCAGAGAAGCCGCGAGGCCGACATAAAAGTCGACATGGCTATTCTGTCTAACCAATTGGTTTAGACCTCCATGCGTGTGCATGGATAGCCAACAAACCCTCGTGTCAACTCAAAGACAGCGAGAATCCTACGA